AATGACATGGGGTTATATCGTGTGAAAACTCCCGAATCAACGGTATTCTGATTGCCCATGATTAGTTCATGCGGGGGCGGGGTTAGGCCGCCTGTTTCGGAACATACGCCAAGCGGCCGCCGATATTCCGATAGCGAATCGAAGGGGCATAGTTCACAGCCCAACAGAACCCGCCAAAGTACGCGCCACCAGCCCAACTCCCGCCCAGCGTAGCAACCCGCCAGCCAGCGGAAGCCGTGGACTGATAATAGTAATCGCCCACGGGGACGGACGAAGAAGCGCCATTGTTGACTTCGGACGGCAGGAACAGCCAGTCAAATTCTTCGGAATAACCGAAGGCGTTGACATAACCGTTCGTGGGCGGCAGAACGAAACCAGCGTCCTTGTAATGATCATTGTTCTTGGATTCCACGAACGCATGATCAGCAACATACACGCTGTTATTCGTGTTGTCACCGTTGGAATAGATGTTCAGGCCATCCACCCAACCCCAGATATTGGCCCAGAAGTTTTCTTCGCCGCGATAGGTCACAATGTTGATGTTGTTCCCATTGGTCACAGCGCCGGACGCATTGCCCAGATTGGTTGTTGCGCCCGTGACTTCGGACATGTTGGTTGCGCCGTCATCGGTCTTGGAAGCGTTGCCAATGCCAATCTTCGCCTGTGTGTTGAAAGACGCATATTCGATCAGGAAAAGAATCTGCGTCATGGCAGACGTGGCCGCGAACGCCTGTGTCCAGCCGGAACCGCGATTTTCGGCCAGAACGCCACAGTTGCGCCGGGTCAAATTCTGCGTCAGGCCGGAAATGGGCTTGGCGTTGGCGATGGAACACAGCTTGTCACCCGTGGTTTTCGTGAAGTCGGCAACCTGCGCGTCATCCAGAATATACGCGCTTGCGGAAACATCATACAGGGTTCCTTCGTAGGCCGAAACATAGATATAATCCTGTTCCACGCCATTGACCATGAACGCCGGGTGAATCTTGAATCCGGGCCGGGGGGACATGGAAATGAAATAACGGGCTTTCCGCAGGTGGTAACCCTTGCCGCCCGAAATCTTGTCCATCTTCAGGGGAACAACCTTGTAATAGAACCGGGGCTGTTTGACCATCGTCTGAACGATGGTTCCCACAGGATAGGTCACCGCGCTGTCATCTTCGCCCAGCGTGATTGCCTGTGTCAGCTTGCCCGTTTCGGAATAACCGGGGTCACCGTACTTGGCAACCTCCACGCCGTCATCCGTCAGGTTGCAACGGTAACGCCCGCCCCACGGTTCCAGATCATCAAAGCCGGAACCAGCGTTGCGGCCAACCGCCCCGGCAAGGCGGGTGAACGTGCGGTTTGCGAAATCGGCTTCCACGCCGAACACGCTGTCATCTTCCAGACCCACATAACCCTTCAGATTGTCAACCTCTTTCTGAAGGGCCTGAACGTCACCAATGGACGCATACCCGGCAGGGTCAACCGTGACGGTCACCTGATTTGCCGCGCCCACGGTCACAACAAACTTGAAATAGCCGCCCGAAACGGTAATGCCGTTATACGGGGGCATATAACCCGCCGTTGTAGCCCGCGCCACAGCATACAGGATTTCCCCGTCATCCGGGTCAGTCGCAAACAGGCCGATGGTCTGAATGTTATATCCAGCGGTCAGGGCCGTGTTGTCAACCGCGCCTTCAATCTGAATGGCCGTGGTATTCACCACGGTTTTCTTCGTGATGGGGGCGGTCTGCTTGACGTTGGCAAGGGAAGTCAGGGTTGCAAGCTGCGCTTCAGTATAGGTCTGACTGGACAGCTTGATTGCCGTGAAATCAACCCTGCCGCGCCCCTGCATCATCTTTGCCATCAGGGATTGACCCTTGTTTGTAATAACAAAGGTGGAAAATTCCATGCAACTTCATCCTTTCTGTTCAATAAAGTTCAAGAACGTTCGTGAACCCGCTTGCCATGCCCACAAGCGCATTGCCCGAAATGTTCACAGCTTCATTCAGATCATCCGTCAGGAACAACAGATTTGTTCCGGTCATTCCCGCCCCGATCAGGTGGGGAACCTCTTCTTGAACGGTTTCGTTCAGGTCATTGGTCAGGAACAGGGTTCCCGTCACGCCAGCACCCACGCCATAGAACAGGCCAACGGCCAGATTCACTTCAAGGCGGTTTGCCGAATCAACCGCAAGATTGGCGGGAAGCATGGTTTGAATGATGTATGCCAAATCATCCACCTGACCCGCCGTTTCAAGCCGGGTGACGATCTGAATGACATAGGGGTTTTCATCGTTGAAACTGATTTCAACGTTGTCATTCCCTTGAATCAGCGCAATTCGGTTTTTCAGCGTCCGAATTGTGTATGGGGTTGTGTCCCACCACCTTGTCAGCACCGTGGAACGCCGGGATTCAAGGCTTGCTGAAGCGTCCGGGTGAATGCCCAGCATGGATTCAAAACGGGAAATGCCGTTGGCCGTGGCCGTCAGAATGAAATTATCATTCAAAACGTTGTCATATTGCCTGACCAACTCCTGAAATTCGGGTTCTTCCGCGCCCAGAATTTCAACCATTTCCACGAATTCCTTCAGGAACGGGGGCAGGTAATACCACAGATCAACTTTCCGCATGGGTAATCACCCCCAGAACGGGAATGTCATTCCCGGTAATGGTCAGATTCCCGGCAACCCCGTTGATTTTGGTTTCCCCAATATCCAGAACGCCAGTCAGGGACAACAGCCGGGTTTCGATCTGACTGACCCTGACCACGGTTCCAACGCCGGATTTGTAGTTCTTCCACGCTGTCCGAAGTTCCAGCATATAGTTTTCAATGGTCTGCCGGACAACCGCCCCCATGTTGTCCCATGTATAACCCGTGTCGAATTCAAGGGGAACATTCACGTTCACCGTGACCGTGGCCGGGGTATCAATGGTCACAACATGGTCAATGGGGGCGATTCCAACGCCGGAACCGTCCTGTGTGGGGTCAATGGCTTCCTGAACGGAATTGATCAAGGTGGACGTGGCCGGATTATAATTCGCGTCAAGGATGGTACACAGCACGGTTCGGGGGCCATTCCAAACGGGGGTAACCCGAACACCGCCCACGCCGTCCAGCGCCGAAACCTTGTCAATGTAATCCTGAACGTTGCCCCCATAGCCTTTATCACCGAAGGAATCAAAGTAACGGGCGCGGAAATCCTCTGTTTCCTCTTCATCCTCACCGGGAATCAGAATTTCGGTTGCCGTGGCCGTTGCCAGTCCGTCAATGTATTCAATGGGAATCATAGCGCCCAGAACCTTGTTTCCGTCTGCGCCGGGGGTTTCACAGGTCATTTGATATGCGCCGGGTTCGCCCTCAATCGCTGCCGTGGCAACGAAATTCAATTCCCCCAAGCTGAACCGAAGGCCCGTCACGTCCACGGTTGCCGGGGTGAACACGCCCTTCAGAATCGCCGCCGTTGCGTCATAGGGAACAAGGCCACGTTCACGCGCCCGAAGAATCAAATAATCCCGTTCGGACGTGTCCGCGAAGCCCTGATTCAGAACGTAATCCAAACAGATATACGCCATTTCCAGTTCCAGCGCGGCAGGGGCAAGGGCATCATAGATGATGGAACCTTCCCGCTTGTCCACGTCATCCCGAACGTGGTCAAGCAACCGTTCCATGATGTTATCGAATGTGAAATCCTCAAACATCAGACTTCAACCTCACTTTCCGAATCAACTTCACCGAAATTGGTGTGAACCGTGAATGTGACGTGAACATTTCGCCCGTTCACTTCAAATTCAAAGTTGTCAACGCTTTCAATGCGTGAATCCCACGTCAAGGCTTCAATGATTCGCCGTTCCAGTTCAGCCATGACATAGGACATGGGTTCGCCGTACAGGTCGGCCAGTTCTATCCCGTAATTATCAGAAAAGGCCAAATAGGTTGACCGTTCTGTGTTCAGGGCAAGGAAGATCACCTGTTTCATGGATTCCAGATCATCAGAAAAGCCGCGAATGCGGCCTTCTTCCAGTTCCATGTTATAGGTTTTTGTGGGATAGGTGATTAGTTCCATATCCTCTTCTTCCAGCAAGTTTTCTTCTGTTTCAGGTGTCAGCGCCATCAAATCACCACCCTGTCAATCACAATGAATTTTTGCCCGCCATCCTGCCGCAACAGCAAGACCATATCCCCTTCTTGAAGGCCGTTGTGAATCGTCAACGGTACATTATGGGTTCCCGAAACGCTGTGTCTGTGTCCTTCGCTGGAACCCGTGGAAAAGTTCAGGCCAATCGTGGCCTGAACCATATAATCCGTGACGTTTCGGGTCAAGATCAGCAAATCTTCATCAATGGTCAGGCGTTGTTCAATCTGAATCAAAAGGGGTGATTCGCTGATCACTTCCCCGATCATCCACGCCGTAGGGCTTGAATTGTTATAGGCTTGCATTGCCGCCTTTTTCATTGCTTGAACCAGATCAGCCAGCGAATTCACCCCCTCTTAATTTCAGGGTCATGGTATGCTGATTATTGCTGAAGTGGTGGGTACAGCTTTCAACCAGCATCCAGTTTGAAATCTTCATGTCATGCAGGGTCAGCCGAACAAGAACCATGCACCCCGCACGAACCCGAACGTCACCAATGACATTGCGAATAGTCAAAGATTTGTTCTTCGTGTTGTACAGGGATAACAGGGTTTTTGCCTTGTTGTCAGCGTTGGTTTTTTCATCTATTTTTTCAAAGTATTGCAGGGAACCCCACTTCTTTTGTGTGGTTTTATCCTGCGCAACATAGGCGGTTCGGGTTCCGTCATCATCGTGTAACAGCTTGATCACGTTATAAACGCCGCTGTCAATCGTAGATGAATAATCAAAGTTTTCCGCTGTTTCCGCATCAATCAACAGGCCAATCTTCATGTTGACCGATTGTTTCAGGGTCAGCTTGCCCGCCTTGTCATACAGGCAAAACAGGGTTCGATTGTTGGTCAGGGTGATTTCCAAGCTGTCCTGTATCATGTCCAACAGGGTTTTGTTGTCCATCAGGCGGGCCGGGATTTTATAGCCTGTTTCCTCAATCGTTCCCGTAGTTATGCCGTAATCTTTGGCAATCATTTTGATAATTGCCGCCGCCGTGTTTGCCTTGAAATAATAGGTGTCCTTATTCAGCAGATAACGGATTTGATCATACGCCGTGATTTTCACTATGTTGGATTTGGTATGATTGAACGTGAAGATGAACCCATAAAACATGACTGTCTTTTTCACAGTCAGCTTGACCGGGTTTCCTTCTTCAATTTTCAATTTGCTGTCCCAAATCACATAGAATTCCAGCTTGCCAGGGGTGTCCTTGCGTTCCGTGGTCAGGGTGACGGTATCAGTTACTTCGGGAATGAAGCCCTTCGTGCCGTTCTGAATCGTGATTTCAAGATTCAGTTTCAAATCACCTTTGATCAAGTTCAAGGTAATTTCTTCAGCCATCAGTCACCGCCCCCTTATTTCATCAAAACCATTTTGTTACCCAAACGCTTTGCGGCAGGTTTTACAACCTTGGTCGGGGTTTTCGGGGTGACCTTTGGGCTTGTAGCCTTTTTGAAAAAGTCCGTCACCTTCGTCACAACGGTTTTCACCGTGTCAGCCACCTTTTTGACCGTGGTTTTCACCTTGTCCACAACCTTTTTAACAACAGTCGGAACCGTTGTTTTGCTTGCGGGCCGTTGGCTGATTTTGCCCTTAACCACATAATAGGTTGTACCGTCAACGATCACGTCACCCGTCCAAGATGTACCCATTGCCTTTGAAATTGCGTCCTGAACTGATGTGGCCTTAATGGACAGGGTGGACATTCCGGGAATACAAACCTTATATGTTTTCGTCTTGCTGCCACCACCAGAACCACCGCCCCCGCCGCCTGAAGAACTTGGTTTGGAAGGGGCCGTGGATTCCGTGCGGGTTGGCTTGACAATGACCGGGGCCGTTGGGGAAGGCTTTTCAACCTTGAACGTCTTTGTCCCGTAATCCTTGAACTGTTTCAGATTGATTTGAACTTTTATGTCAAATCCTTCTTTTGCATCGTCAATGATCTGATAGTTTTCAAGGGAAACTGTCAGATTCGTGTTGAACAGCTTCTTGTTCACCGGGGTTTTCCGGGTGACGATGAACTGAAACGGTTTTTTCTTGTTCATCAGGGCTTCCAGCTTATTCAGATAATACTCCGCCCGATGATACCCGTCAGGATATTGGGCAAATGGATATTTCACATTGGGGAACAAGACAATGAAACTGACAGTTGTCAAGCCGGGGGTTTTCAACATACTGATTTCCCCGTCATTGATCAAAGTTGCGGTTTCGTTCTTGCCGTTGATCTGCATTGTGATTTTTTCGGGCGCAATGGGAAGAAGTGTATTAGAAATATATACGTCATACATTACGAATACACCCCTTCCGCAACCGCTTCAAGACGTTCAGAAACCTTGTCACCCAGATAATCAACAATGCCGTCCAAATCCATGTTGGACTTGATTTCGTTCGTGTTGTGCATTTCAACTTGAACCGTGGCCGTGGTGAACTGATTGATCACTTCGCGTTCGGCCAGTTCCCGAATCTTCCGAATGTCAGCGTCAGAAATTTTGACGGCATCCTTCGCATCATCCAACAGTTGATCATTTTCAAGCCCAGCAAACAGGGCAATGTCAGACCAAGCCGCCGTGTTCCATGCCTTGTTCGCGGTATTGACCACCTTTCCGATTGCCTGTTCAGCATCGTTCCGATTGTCAAGAATGCCGTTCACAAAGCCAATGCCCGTATTGTCACCGATTGCATAGGTCACACG